TAAGTATGCGCTTAATGGTAGGGCGTTTAGTTCTGTGATTGTTGTTGTTGTGTTTGGTCCTGCGTCAATTAACGGAATCCCCATATAACTTAATACTTGGTTATTAGCCAATGTGTCTAGATATTGCATATTGCTATCTAGTGTCGGGTGTCCTGTCTGAGTTAAGTCAGAGTTATTAGCAATCCAATCCGTCCAATTATCCAGATTATCTGATCCGCCTCCTTGCCATAATATCCGGTTTGGTATATAAAAGTAGTCACACCTCATGGTGTACTTCTGCATTACCGGATAGTACATTGGCGGGAATCTGAACATGAATTCAGTATTTAATTCACTGAAGTAATCTCCTGGCATGGTTTCTATTGTCAGGCACGGAGTTAGAAATCCGGGTCTGAATGCTAATTTGTGCTCATGGCTTAGGTTGAACCTTGATTTGTTTGGATTCTTTTTTGGTACTCCTTCGAATAGACTTTTGTTGTAGTTCATTGTGTTTAGTTTAGATTGTTTTTCATTATTTGTATATGTCCGTCGCTGAATTCGATTGCTGTGTATTGTATTTGATCATAGACTATTGTAGCAATATCAATCATTTCCATAATTATGGGTTGTATTGAAGTTGCTAGTGTTGAAGTTTTTACTAGCCGGAATGTGCAGATTTGGTATGGAACCTCCACCGGTTGCGTTTGATATGGTTGTGAATAACCAACTTCCTATTTCGTTTGGTGTGTCCCAACTGAATGGCTTATTGACTAAGCCTCTTGCTTTCTCTGCGATTTGTTGCCAGTCTTTATTGAATTTGTAATTCATTCCATATTGCTCCAGTCCCATTTTGGCTAGTGCCGTTTCTACTCCGCTTTGTGTTATTACGTTACCTTTTGTTGCGTTGCTTATCTCTAGTTGTATGTCTTTTAATCCTTGTTCTGTTAACAGTATTCCGTTTCTTTTCATGATGTTCTCTATTTCTTCCTCCTTGAGCCTGTGAGCGAATTTTGCATCTACTGACTTTATCCTCCTTTCTAGCTCTTTAATGGCGTTGTCTGTTTTGTATCCTTCTATTTTGATGCCTTCCCCTATATTGGATTGGATCATATTCTTGATCCGTTGTCCTTGTTCTGTATTCTCCAAGTTGATTTTGGTACCTATGTTTCTGGCTTCTGCTCCTCTGATTACTCCGGAGTATTTCGCTATATCGTTGGCGAATGTTTGTCCTGTGTTTTGCAGTCCTTTCATTTGTTGCTCTAGTCCCAATATGCTGCTTAGGTTTGTTCTGCTTGGGTCGCTTCCTGCTTTTCCTAGATACCAGTCAAGCTCACCTTTGAGCTTTTTATTCTCTAGGTTGGTTTTGTAGGTGTCCTCCTTGATTTTTCCTATTTCTTGGAGTGTCTTTTGGTTTTGGTTATAACTTGCTATGTGTTTCCCTGCTTCTCCGGTTCCTATGTCGTTGCTCGGTGTTACTGAGCTTTGATTTCCGGCTGATATGTTGTTGATGCTTGCTGCCGGTAAGTGTGCTTTTCTGGCTCTTGCTATTTGTTGTTCCGGACTGTTGTACCGGTTTTGGGCTCTTGTGTTTATCCCTGCTATTACATTTTGGGCGATTCCTCCTACTATTGGGAGAGCGCCGGCTAGTGCCGGTACCATATTCTTGAAGAATCCTCCTCCTATTTTGGATCCTAATCCTGTTCCGTCTTTGTATCCTAACATTGTCTTTGGTTTTGATTGTTTTTAAATTGGGGCTACTTGCTTTGGCTTTCGCCCCTCTCATGGATGTTATATCCTCCGCATTATTATCCTTGATTAATAATGCGTAACTGACACACCTACTTCTTAGGTGCTGTCTTCATTAGCGTTGATATGAAGGTAACACCTTCATTGTAAGCGTCTTGTGTGGCTTTTAGCCTCTCCATTACCTCTTTAAAGGTATTTTCGTACGTCATGCCTATGGTTTCCATTAAAACTTCATAGATTATGCGTGTTCTCTCTCCGGTTTTGATCGCCTCCTGTGCAGTGTCAAGTCCGTCTTGTGTTTTTGCTTCTTCGAAAGCTTCGTTTTTGTTCATTTCAATTATTTTACCCATGATTCATATTATTTAATTGCTCTGTTAAGTGTTTTTGGCTTCTGAATGTGTCCCTGTATGCCAATTCTAGGTCTGCCTTGGTCATTCTTCGGGCATCTTCTATTTTTTCCTCAAGGTTGTACTGATTTCCTTGAGGATTCATGATTAGAGTCCGGTTGTTTAGCCTTCTTTGTATTTCTATCCCTTTTAAACTAAGGTTTGGAATAACCTTGTATTTACTCTTGTTTTCCATTGTTTACGGTTTTAGTATTATGAATTGTTATGTATTGCGTTGCTTTACAGCTTGTTAGCTCTGTGATTATTCCCATAATTAATATTATGGTTATCATTTTACGTGATTTCATGGCGTAATTTAGTCTATTATTCGCTTCTTTCTCTTTTTTTCGAATATCTTTTCGCTTGTTCTTGCTTGTTGCCAGTATTCTATCCAGTATTTTTCATCTCCCTTTTTTGCTATTTCCTCATTTCTTGCTTCTTCTAGTACTGATTCTACTAGTATTACTTGCATTTTACGTTCTTCTTCATTGAATATCCTTTTTCGGTAGTATTCCGGCATTGGTATCTTGAATCCTTGAATGGTTGTAACGAACAGTATTTCTAGGTTTTGCTTGTGCCATAGTTGATTCTTTGTGATGTAGCTCATACCTATCCCCTCACTCATTGTGTTAAACTCCTTTTCCTTTCTCCGGTCGTGTTTATGGTTTAGGGATTTATCTAGGTATTTCATTACATAGCTAATGGTCGCTTCGTTTGCCGGCACGCAGTGTACATTGCCGTATTTCCAGCTTTTTTCTATGTTGATTTGACTTGCGTTGTATATTATTGCGTGATAGTGTGGTCTTCCTCTTTGTTCTCCATATTCTCCGGCAGCATAGTATTTGATTTTATCAGTTGGTAATAATCCGTTATAGTAATGTTCCCAAGTTGTAGCACTTCGGGATTCATTAACCCGTAGCCTTTTAAAGTATCGTGTGAGATCTCCGCCTGTGATTTCTCCGGTTTCTTCATTTATTTTTTCTTGATTGTTTAGTGTCTTGATTCCGTATTTGTTGATTGGTACGTTCATCGGGTCGTATGTGAGTGTAACGAAATATGCCGTTTTGCTTTGTCCCATTTCTATTCCCATTCGGAATCCCCATTCAGCTTTGCGCCTTTCCATACACCTTGCGCATTTTTTACAAGGTACCTCTATTGAGTACCTTTCTTCTCCTTTGATATTGATTGGGGTTTTTAGGTATATGGTTACTTTATTTCTGCAATCTGCCATCTACCATATATTTAATATGTATTCTTTGTATTTGGTTGTTCTTCTGTATCTCATCCTCCAACTCATTATCCTGATAAATTGGTTGAATGTTAGGTTTTTGCCTAATGGTTGTCTTTTTTTCATGTTGTTTTTCTATACTTCATTTGTTAAAACATAGCCCGCCGGCAATGAGGCATTTTTGCCATCGGCTTTGTCGGCTGTTTGCCGACCTTTATTAAGCGGTTGTTAGTGAGTCGTTAGTTATGCTTCCTGCGTAGGGCGTATAAAAATTAACCAATACCTAGCCGCTCCTGCGGCGTAGGTATGGTTAATTTTAGCCCGTCTAATTATCGGCGGGGGTTTGGGGGTGCTAAACCCCCTCTATTTAAGCAATCCTTGCCAATCTGCATGGGGTTGGTTTTAATTTGCCAATCTTGGTGTGCTATATACCGGTAGTTGTCGTTCCACGATAATAGAGTGGAATAAGTGCGCGAATATTGATGCTTCTACGGGTGTTACATCCGGTTGGTTGCTTGGTAATACTCTGAATATATCGCTTACTCTGGTATGTCCTCCGGTGTTTCCTATGGTTGTTTGTCCATCATGAATGGATACGTTTACGAATTCTGTACCTATTTCGATTGCGTTATCATAGCTGCTGCCATAGATTACGGCTCTGTCCCATAACCTCATATCGTGCATACTCTGACCAAATCCATACTGGAGCTCTCCGACTGTTTTATTGTTGATATATCTCATCTCACTGAAGCGTGGAATGTACCCGAATGTGTCTTGATTTTTTGCTGATTCGGATGTCCTTGCGTTGTACATTACTTCCTCCTTTAGTATCTCTTGGTCACCTATACTTGCGAACATATCTAACGGGTAGTCTGTTGGTAATGCCCTCCTCCAGAATCTGTCTATCCCTTGTCCGTAGTTTGTATTAGGGTTTAATTGGAGTATCGCCATGATCCATCCGTGCTCACCGCAGAATTGGCGCATTCCGCCGGCACCTCCTTCATATAGATTTGCTTGTCCGGTGTAATCACCTGTTCCGTTTGCGGTTGTTTCTGTGCTTGTAAATGCGGTAGTCATTACATCACTGATTTGAACCCTGCCGAATTTACTACCGATTAATACCGGTCTGTCGATTGTCAGTGGCATTGGGTCGTGCCCGAACATTCCTTCGATATAATCCCTGTACCGGTTACCAATTTTCATTAATCGCTCATAATAGCTTTGCAGTGTTTCGGCTATCCTTAACTGCTTGATAATTCCTGCGGTTTGTTGGATGTCTAG